GAACAAATTAAACAACTAGAACTTGATCAATTTAGGAGATAAAAATGGAGTTCATTATCACTATCGTAGTGCTAGCCCTTGCAGTGTTTGGAGGCTTCTCCATCCTTGCGGCTATCACGCCCAATGAAGCGGACAACAAAAAGGTGCAAGCTATCCTCACCGCTATCAATGTATTTGGTATGAATATTATCAAAGCTAAAAATAAGCTTGGCTGATATAGAAGCGGTGGAGGTATCACATGGGAGAGCAAAAGAAGTTGGAGCCAGACAGCGAGTACAGCGCACTGGACCTCGACAATGACGGGGCAGTGAGCGACAAGGAGTTAGCCGTTATGGAAGCTCTGGAGAAAAAGGAGAAGATGGAGGCGCAGAAGAAGATGGCGTGGGTAGCTATCATATCCATGCTGATATTCACTGTCCTTGTGTTTCTGCCTATATTTCCTGACACCCGGATTAAAGCACTTTCCGACCTGTTCGGGCTTTTCTACGTTGGCATGGCCGGGGTAGTTGGTGCATACATGGGCATGGCTGCGTACATGAGTGCTAAGAAGTGATTAAGATATACATACTTATAGTCGTGCTAGGATTAGTCGGCGGTGTGTGCTATGGCGGATACTATTACTATAAAGATACTCAGGAGAGGATACAGACCCTCACTGAGAACAATGCCAAGCTAGAGACTGCAAAGCAACTGCAGGACGATACGATCAACGCTATGATCGAAGACCGTGAGAAGTTTGAAGAGCTAAACAACGAACTTCAAAAGAAACTACAGGCGGCTAATAACTACAGAGACACATTAATCGGTAAGCTGCGTAAGCACAACCTATTAGTCCTTAGTCTGAAGAAACCAAAACTTGTAGAGAAGAAGATTAATAATGGAACGAAGAAACTTTTTGAGTCCTTTGAAGCTATTTCTGGTGCTGTTGCTCCTCCCGCTAGTGGCGACGGGGTGCAGCAGCTTCCGAAAAGTTCTACCCCTTGAAGTAAAAACAGTAGAGGTAGAGCGCAAGATTCCTGCACAGGCTAGACCTAAGAGTGTCAGCCTGAACAACATATATTTCTATGTGGTTACTGACAGGAACTTTGGCGATTTTAAAAAGAGATTTGAGAAAGAGAATGGCGACTTGGTATTTTATGCCATGAGTGTGCGCGATTACGAAACACTAGCACTGAACATGGCAGAACTAAAAAGATACATACAACAGCAAAAAGAACTCATAATCTACTATGAGAAAGCTATTAAACCAAAAGAAAAGAAAGAGACGCCTAAAAAATAAAACTCTTTAAGTCTCTGTGTTGTCTATCACCATAGTCTCGTAGGTATTTTACCAGCGAGACTATTTTTTTTGTGTTTTCAAAGTCTGGGTTCCACGCATCGAACGCTGCCTCTATATCTTCTGGAGAGGGCGGTCCCTCAAAATCAATAGAGATGTTGCCGTCCTGTGTTAGAGATACAGACATCTTATATAGTAACGCATCACGCTTCGGGGACATCGTATAAAACCTTTAATAAAACTACTGTAGATACTATCAGTATCGTTGTAAGCACCCCATTATCGTGCGGGCTTTTTACCGGCAGGGCTAAATATACGCACAGCCCTAATAACAATATCATAAGATTTATTAAAAAGTAAGTCACCCTAATTCTTCTATTGATAGGTTATAGCAATCAGCACGAAATATAAAACCATTACTGGGGTCATAGTCACCTCTATTATGTTCTGTAGCTTTTAAAAAGAAATCATTCTTCTTTATAATACCTAAGAACCATCCTACGGATAGATCGTATTTCACCCGTACAAAGGCATAGGCATCACATTTTTGTGATGTGTTAAACTTAGCTACAGAACAGGAGTAGTAAGGTAACGGGGGAGAGGATGTTCTCTTAGTCTTTACATCTACTTTTGTGCCATCATCAAGAACAACATCGTAATCAAAGGTGTTATCTGTCTTGCCACCCAGAACGCTTACGACTATCATCTCCCCAAGATATCCAGAATGAGAGCCGCCCCCACGCATGATCGAGTTGTTTAGCTCTCCAAGCATGAAAGCTTTACGATCAGCCTCCTGTCGCATGTCCTCAGTTATCTGAATCTCTTGTATCATTACTCAGTGTTATCAAGAGGTCGTACTTCTACTTTCCTCTTTTTCCTTTCTTCTTGTATGCGAGTGTTTGTCTGGCGTAACTCGTCTGCCTTACTCTGCGTGCTTTCGTCGCCAAGACTACCAAGACGCTCTGCGACTACAGAGGGCAGAATACCTTTCATAGCACACTGCTTGGCGTCTTCCCATGTCCCACTTGCGGCTACTTGGCCGTTACCGAGACGGAAGTTACCATCTTCATCGTAACCGCAGTCACTACTAATAGTAGCTGCAGCCGTAGTTAACGTAAGGGCGGCTATCGCAACACCTGATAAAACTATCTTCTTCATGTTATACTCCTATATCTACAACCTCACAGACTTCGCCTGTGCAGCTAAGTTCTTGAGAACCCGTTGTAGTGTCCTCTACTTCCATTTCTTTTAGCCCTTCCCATCTGATTGTTTCAGGCATCTTCTCTACTAAACTCTCATACTCTTCTTTACTACACTCTGTATAAGGTGCTTGTTGATAGGTGTGATCGGAGTGCGGCAAGAACGATACACCAGAGATATAGTCAAAGTTCTTGTACACCCAATCACCAACCTCAAGCCACTCATGTTCTTTTACAGAGATGGTGATTGACGGCTTATGTTCACACCAGTTCTCTGCGTAGGTCTTCCATAGCTCCAGATGTTCTATGGCGGTTAGACTATCCCTTGTAAGAGCGCCCTTTGGCGACTTAACAGGGAATGAGAACACAGTCATGTTATCTTCATTGCCTATAGCTGGCTCTGCAGGAATACCGCACTGTATCATAAACTGCGTAAGCGGGTCTTTGTTATCTCCACGAACTGTACGAATATAGTGTTCGCTGTGCCGGGGATGAATACCTGATGCACTATCAACTAACTGGGATACAGTACCGGAAGGCTTAACACAAGTGATAGCGGTAGAGGGGTTTATTCCCATACTCTTAGCCAGCCTGTCATTAGTCTTTACAGCCACCTTTCTCCACCCAACAAGCAAGTCTACCAGACCACAGTTGTTAGATGACATCATCTCATTATCCAAGATGCCTGTAAGGCTAACTCCTAGCAGCCGCTCCTCTTCTGTATTCTGCTTCCATATCTTTCTAAGATATTTAAAATCAGTCAGAGAAGATTGATACGTTCCAAGCTGTGTAGCCCATTCTATCTTTTTAGTCAGCGTGACTACTGTGTCCTCTGCCCTGACAACTACTTCTGTGAGGTTACAGAATTGGTAGGGACGTAGAATGATTTCAGAGCAAGGGTTAGTTCCAAACACATGATCAGGATCACGACGACCAATACTAGCCACTTTATTTTGTGCTGATTCACGGTTAAAGATTCCTCTCTCTCCAGACTTGGACTCATACAATGAGTACCACTCTTTCAGAAACGTGTTCATGTCTGGGCGTTCTGAGTATACTGCAGAGTTATTTGCTAGTCCACGGTGAGGGTATTCCCTGAACCACTCACCTGACTTGGCAACTCGCATCCTGTTTGAGTTAAGATCAGATAGAGATATCAGAGCAGACCTGCGTACACCACCCACAACAATTACGCTGGCTATCTTACATACAAGGTCATGGCACTCTAGCGGAGATAGCTGCCTACCTGCAGCATTTTTAAACAAAGCCACTGTAAATTTAAGAAGGTCATCAAGAGGCGCTGGCCCAGACGATCTACCGCCAAACGTCTTTAAACGCGCTCCTGCAGGGCGTAGACGGGACAAGTCCCATTTTGGCACCTGACCTGCGTAGAGACAAGCAATTAGCTCACGAAGGCCCCTAGCCCACCCTGCCTTACTATCCTGTACAACGATGGTTGTTTCTGTAGGTTCAAAGTGTTCGTTTACACTAGGCAGACTTTCTGTGTATCGTCTCTCTGCAGAGAACCCTACCCCAGTGCCGCACATGAGAACATAAAGTATCTCATCAAATGAACGTGGTGAGTCTACAGGAATGTATGAACAGTTGTAGCCCGATGTATGGTCACGGTCTAGGGCTAGCCCTGCAGTCATCAAGGCCCTCATTGAGGGCATAATCTGCAGACTAAGAACAGCCTCTTCAAGCTCTTGCCTGTTGGGTATCTTGTGACCGTGCGACAGCATCAGATGATGGGACATAAAATCAAAGTAACGCTCAACCGTTTCCGGCCAAGTCTCACGCCTGTCCCCCAACCAACGGGCATACCGGGACAGATGAATAAACTCTTGGTAATCTGTTGGGAAATAATTATTTTTCATTTTCTCTCTGCTCGCTAACTAATCGTTGTAGATACCACTGAGACTTCATCAAGTCCTTTAGAGGCATCCCCTTATATTTATGCCGACACACATACTTCAGTATGTTTCCTTTTAAGTAGCCGCTAAACTCTTCCTCTGTAAGAGACTCCTTGATCATATCTATAGTCTCTACGCCATTTTGTGTGTAGTGCGACGGACTGTTTACAGACTTGGTTAACTCAGCTATATACTTTTTCTCATTTGGCATCAATTGTCCTCGCTAAACTTAACTTTAATAATGTTATCATACACCTCTTCGACTACTAAACTATTAGAATCTCTTTTGTCTTTTGACTTATCAACTATCTGTTCGATAGTTGCTTCATGCCCTAGCTGCATAAGATAAGCATAATCCGATTCAAGCAGACTGAGCATACCCTGCTGCAGAATATGCGCGGCAGACACTTCCTCTACATCTGATGTATCATACGCCCTGACGCTCACCTTGTCAAATCCCTCTGGATCAAAAACAATGTATAGTCTATCCTTGGCAAAAAAGAATGTCTCTTCTTCTATCCTGTCTCTCATCTCATCATCAATGAGATCATCTTCCGGCTCGAAAGTAAAACCATCATCATTCATCAAACCACTCCACAGGTATCTTTTTATGCGCCCAATCAAATCCGTGGCGCTCTGCCCAACCTGCATGTGTAGTCTTTGAGCCTTTGTATATTTTTTTATTGGCATTTGCAAAGAAAAACTTCACTTCAAAATCAGGGTTCTGTTTCTTTACAAGCAAGTGCTTCACTCTGTCTTGCTGTGTTAGTCGCCCCTTAACCTCAATGTACATATCGTTTCTAGGTATATAGAAATCAGGTATGTATACACTAGGCTCACGCTGATAGGGTATCTTATCAGGCTCGAACTCAAAATCAATACCCCTGCGGCCAAGGGCTACAGCTACTTCAGCTTCAAACTTTGATCTAAAACGCATAATAATCAAACTTATCTTTGTTATCTGGGTTAGTATTCACTACTTCAATATACCCTCTGTCTAAATCTTTCTGTACATACTCCGGCGATGTCTCTTTAACTATAGAAAATGTTCTTGAGGGGAACACGACTAATCTACCGGCTTTTAAAAATGAACGTATCTCATGAAAGCAGCGGGCCATCACCATAGAACCCTTGTAGTTAAAGTCTTCTGCAGACCAAGCTCCGTCACTCGACATGTTCTTTCTGTATACAACTCTAAGCTTACTTCCTTCAGGCAAAGACTTAACTAATAGAGCTTCTGTGTGTGTACTGTCTTCTTTCTGAGTGTCAAAGTACACAAAAGCGGCTCTATCATTGTACATTGTTTCAAACTCAGTAATCTTCTCTGTAAGATATAGAGGCATCAGATTTCATCCTTTACATGCTTTGTATACCACACGCGGGGTTTGGTATTTGCTGTAGAGGTTACTTTCTGCTTGTAAGCAGCGTCAGGCCAGCAGTGCCTTTTAAAGCCACAGTAACCACACGTTCTATCCATTAGTCGGTTGCCTGTTCTTTTAATAGAACCTGTAACCTTGTCCTTATAAGTCTCAGGCTCATCAGAGAAAGAACGCTCAAACTTTTCTTTACCAAGAACACTGCGTATATTTTTATCGGCTAGCTTTAGTGCAGCCTGTCTGTCCTCTTCATGTACCAGCGGCGTCTCGCACACGGCCCACTCACCTGTAGCTTTGTTGATAGCTATCCAGCCACCAAACGTAGAGTTAGCAGCCTCTGCGTACAGGTAGCCCTGCGGCACGTAGCCAAACACATCATCCTTCTTGATGTTATTGTACCCACGATTAGCCGCGAACTTCATAGAGAATGCGCCGGGAGCAGCACTCTTTATATCATATATCTTATCATCTATCTTTACATCATACGTGCCGTTAAGAGTAGTGCCGCCTATCTCTAGACTAACACTCTCTTGCTCGCTCTGTATATCTATACCCGCGCCTTTCATAACTGTAACAGCTATCGCTTCTATGATGTCTCCAAACAGGAACTTCATAACCAGAGTATAGTCTACATCTTCTTCTATGCCATCTTCAGCAGATAACTTTTGTTGGCACAAAGGCTTTCCTACACCGGACATGCGAACCTTTGAGCCACGCTTCTCACTAAACTGCCTCTCAATAGCGAAACCACACATTTCCTTAAACTCTTCGATAAGGTGAGGGGGAAGGCCATCGCCCTCTCCCCTCGACGCTTTCTCTAGGAAATGCTGTACTTTATGTAGCAGCATTGAGGGCATTAGCTGGCCTCTGCTGTTTCCAATGCTTTTGCTACATCAAGATCATCCATAGCAAGAACATTTTCTTTGCGCTCATTGTACTGTTTTAGCACGCGCACGTTCCACTTCTCAATGTCCTGCATGAAGCTGTTAAGAGTTTCTACATCTTCATCCACGATCTTGACAGGCTGTGGCTTATCAAAGGCAGGAACGTAGTAAACAATACCACCGTTCTTATTACGCTTAGTAGTAATATTTACCTTCTGACCAAAGATGATCTTATTGGATGGCACTTCACGAATGTAGTTAGCCACTGGCATAAACGCAGAGCCACGGGCTGACCAGATGAAGGGCGTACCTGCAAGATCAACCGTATCACCAGAACCATCTGTAGCGTCTTTAGCGCCTGTGATGATGCCGTAGACAACTTGAGTACACTTGATGCTCTTCTGTTTAGCATGTTCAAGCGAGTTAGTTGAAAGACCTTCAACTTCCTGCTTACTCAACTTACCACACTTCATACCGCCACTGGTATCAAAGAAGTCGTCGCTAAGAGAAGGCGTGAGAACCGTCCTGATACTGTCTTCAGGAGACTGCTGGTTCCACAGGTCATAAGAGTAGTACCGAATAAACATACGCACGGTAATCTCTTTAGCATAGACTGTGCTGGTATTCAAACGAATGCGGAAGCTGCCTTTTGGTAGTGCCTCTCCCTCATCGTTCTCGCTCTGCTGCTCAATGGCTAGCCGGGGTAGTCCCTGCTGTGCTGCAGGGCGCGTCTCAGTCTGACCGACCATAGCAGAAAGCTTTGCCATGTTTTCTTCGTTCAGATCGTCCATAGTAATCATATCGCTCATATTTTTAGCTCCTCTAAATTTAGCCAATCAGTGCCTATTTTCATCTCTATGTCAATAGGCATATCAAAAGTAACACCAAACACTGTACTACACTCTTCAGGGATACACAACATACTCCTTTTCAATAGTTCAATCATAGTATTTTTTTCGTCGGGGTGTACGTCCATTATAATTGAGTCGTGGACGGTATTGATAATTCTACTCTGTGGTTTTGGCTTCACCATCGCCTTCAGACATTTGTGTAGCCGTATCAGGGCTAATGGCAACAGGTCTGCAGTAGCGAAACCTTGGACGGGGTAGTTCTTAATTGAAGTAGCACCTACCGTTGTACCATACCGTGTGTACTTTGCATGGGGAAATGCATACTCTCTACCGGAAGGTAGTGTGATAATCTTCTTAGTGACAGCTTCTTCCTGTAGTTTATCGTGCCACGCGGTCACGCCTTGGTACTTGTTGCGGAAGGCTGAATAGTATGCCATCTCCCGATTAGTCCCCAGCACGCCGCCGTACAGAGGCTTGAATGTGTGCGCCTTTGCGTCCTGCCTACTCACACCCATGATCTCTGCGGTGTAAGAGTGAACGTCAAACCCGCTCTTTACTTCCTCGTAAATTACAGGGTCTTTTGACAAAAAGCCAGCTACACGAAACTCTAGCTGTGAGTAGTCTCCTTCTAAAATATAACCACCTTCATGCCTAGATACAATCGCTTCTCTTGCAGGGAATGTTGATCCTCTAGGCATATTTTGAAAGTTTGGTCTACTTGAGGACAGTCTTCCAGTAGCAGTGACGCACTGATTAAAGTTAGGATGAATAAAACCTCTATCATCTTGATATTTCTCCAAGCTATCTACAAACGTATTCAGATACGTTCTTATCATTGAGTAGCGTGTGTACTTGTCCACGAACTCTCTTGCCTTGCCCTCTAACTCCAACCTGATCTGCGACATAGTTTCTTTATCTGTCTTAAACCCTGCTGCAGCCGTGTCCTCTGGCCCTCTGGGAATGACGCGAAGCCCTGCAGCTTCTCTGAGATGCGTGTAAACCACTCCCGGGCCGTTACATACTTTACACTTAGTCTGCACTTTACTAAGCGCACCAGACTTCAGCCGCGATCTAATCTTTCCTGTACCATTACAATTAATGCACCTCTCGCCCCTAGTCTTTAATACTACAGGGGCTAATTGTTTTACTGTATCCTTGAACAGCGTAGGCGACATTTTTGTTTTGCGCTTTTGTTTCTTAGTGTGTCCGCGCTGCTCAGTTCCTATGTTGAACGCTTCTTTCCAAGCGGGCTTATCAGCAACTTGTCTCGAATAAAGCAGCTTACTCCTATCGTCAGGGCTATCAAGGTTAATAGGAGTATCACCCATAACATGTTCAGCAATATCCATAAGATCACCATACAACTGATCATACTCTGACTGATAGTCTGCCTTAATCTTTGCAAGCTTTTCATTGGAAATCTTTATACCCGCTCTCTCTATGTCTATAAGGACATCAAGCATATCCATGCTTAGCTTCACTACTTTATACAAAGGAACTCTCCTCTGTAGGCCATAGCATCTTTAATTCATCTAGTTGGACTCGGGCTAACTCAGTAGTTGTCTGCACATCAGCGATACAATACTCCCGCACTATATCAGGTGGCATGTCTTCATAGGATACCTTGTCCTTGATGTACTGGTCTGTGAGGTCTGTTCTCTTCTCAGGTAGGCTTCTACGTTTAGCACACTCTGCAAGGCTAATTGATTTCTTTATACCTCGGTGGGAAAGATACTCAGCTATCATCGTATCCCATAGATTGCCATCATACTTAAAGCCACACTCGCGCAGCCACTGCAAATCAAACTTCAGGTTGTGGCCGACTAAACATGTTGTTTCGTCTAGCTTATCCTGTAACTTCTTAGCAGCATCTGGTGTAGTCCTACATTGGTTATGATAGAAAAACAATTCATGTGTTTCTACTACAGACAGATCAGGCATGAAACTCCTGTACCCTACAAAGACTATCTGTTGTCCGTTGTAGGGCGATGATGTAGAGTTATCAAAGTCCATCGTGGTTTCTATGTCAAGCACAGTGATCATGAGAAAATATCCCTGTCGCCGTCTCTACGCAGCACTAGTGAACCATGCCAGCCATTGACCTTATTCTTGGAGAACTTAATGGTTCGGAACTCCTCATGTTCTGCCACACCAATACCTATAATGATGTCTGCCTCGCCAGCCTTACCTGTCTTACTGCCGTCCAGCATGGAGTAATCTATACTTTCTCTTCCGTGGGCATCATAGGACGCTTGCGATATTGCCCAGACTGCTACGTTGTGGCGCTTGGCAAGCTCTCTGGATCGGCAGTACAACTCCTTCAGCCGCTCATCCCCGCGTGAGAACTCACCGTCAATCCTGATCTTATCAAGCTGGTCGATGAATATTACATCAACTTCATTGCGAGAGCAATAGTCTTCTATCTCCTGTATCGATGTACCTACGCAATCCATGAAAGATATGTAGGGTAGAATATCCTCTTGGTATTGTGTGATGAACTCTTCTTTATCCTGTAGTACCTCTACTCTAGACTTCTCTGTAATAGATTTAGCCACGCGCATACGTGTCTTCTTTACAGGCTCTTCATTGCCCCAGTAGGCTACATGGTGCTTGTTCTTCACATACCAGCCAGACAACCACGCTGAAAAGCTTGTCTTGCCTATCTCTGGCCGTGCAAAGATCACACCAAGATTTTGTCGGTCAATGCCCGGTACGTAATCACGTATCTGTGTAGGAAAGATAAACTCAGGGTCGCGCTCAAACTCCTCTAGACTGTCAGCTATATTGTCTTGTAGCAGTGTATAGCTTTTAGTCCCCTTTACTTCATTGTTCTTTAGTTCTTCTACAATGCCGAGCAGAGAATAAGTATCGCTAGATTTACCAAGAAAAATATCAAGTGCCTGTTCTCCTATCTCTTTTGCTTTAGCGCGCTTCCAGAAACTATGCAGAACATCCCCTGCTACCTGCGGGTTTACTGTAATGCCTACTAACTCTTGAAACTGTTGTTGTACCCTTTGCTTAGTAGCTTCAGGTAAAGCGGGGTGACGCTCCTCATGAGCAAGTGACACATCAGATAGGGACAAGTCCCCCTCGTAGTTTTTATGTAGATAACTTATGGTTTCTACAATAGTGCTTACTTCTTTAGCAAAATACTCTTTTTTAATTAAACCAGATACTCTGTTGAAGTTGTCCTTTTGTAGACATGCTACAAGCACAGACTTGTCAATCATATCTTTAGTATCTCCTTTGCTTGATCCTCAGTAAGTTTCTTTAAGTCTCTGTCAAGTATTGCTAGATCAACTATATCTCCATGCTTATTGTTTATTCTTAATGACATATCAACAGCCTTATCTGTAGCATCCTTGTCCAACGCTACAGTTATGCGCTTGTAGCCGCCTAGCCTGTACAGCACATCCTCTTGTAAATATGTTCCAAGTAGCGCGACACCGGTTGCAAAGTTAGATATAGAGGCTGCAGAAGCGCAGTCTTCAACTACTACAGCATGTTTGTGTTTGCCACATACAAATGGTATCTTGCTCTGTCCGTATCTGTACCACTTTGGACCTGCGTGTAGTCCCTGTCCAATGTATCTTCCCGCTGCATCAACGCTTTTGTTACCATCCTTAATAACAAACACAGCCCTATCTCTCTTGTAGTCGTAGCGAATGTCAGCTAATCCACTTGACCAAGCTGCAGAGCAGTTGTTTGTTTTCAGGTAGTCGTAGTAATGTTGAGGGCAGTTGTTCTTGCGCCAGTTTTGCTTTTCTACTTCAAGCCCCATAGGTAGGCTTGGCTTTAGCATATCATTAACTACAGAGAAAGAATTTGAGTTTAGACCCTCTTTAATTACACCACCTACAGAACAGCTTGCATGAAAGCAATAATATTTAATACAGTCTGTAAACTGAGTAACTGAAAGAGTGTTAGTACCACCACATACAGTACAGTCTAATCTCTTAGAAGTACCTAAAGGTATATCTAGATTATATATATAATCTTTAATTATATTATTCATCAATATAGTATCCTCAATATCGGGATGCGGTAACATACCTCCTATCACGGATAAAAAAGACTGTCAACCCCCAAATAACGCTTGACCCTAAATTAATTTTCGTGTAGGGTGGTATCACCTTCAACAATAGAGGTGAGCCATGTTCACCATATTCAACCGCAGACTATCTGATCCTGACCTGATGCGGCGGGTTGTCGAGGCCACAGTGCAGGACAGGTTTTTCACTGTATCGTTTACAAAGGCGGATGGCTCTTACCGCCAGTTAAACTGTAGGCTTGGTGTTAACAAGCACAAGAAGGGCGGTAGAGATTGTAATACTAACAAACAAATGATGACTGTGTGGGACACTGGGGCTAAAGGCTACAGGAATGTCAACATGAATACCATAACCAGTATCACAGTAGATGGCGTCAGACATGAATACACAGAGTAAGCGGCATAGTGATGCGTTCATAACAGAAATATTTGAACTAAGTAGGAAAGAGGGACTAACAGCCCGTGAGATAGCAGAAACTATGTCACCCAAGTACAACACAAACAACTGTGGCAAGATGACTAGGAACTCTGTAATTAGTATTCTGAACAGATACAAAGGCAGGTTTACACACATGGGCAAAACAGAAGTCAAGCGTATAGACCTTGCTGGTGTGGCAGAGCGGCTTGAGCGTGAGCGTGAGAGGCTAAAGGACAAGGATAAGTACAAGGTCAAGAAGTGCCTACAGTGTAGAAAAGAGGTGCTTCTGCACAAGGTAAGTTTTGTGTGTGATAGCTGTAAAAAAGGCGTCAATTACAGTTCTTGTATTGAAGATTGGGCAGTGGGTTACTGATTATGAATGTGAAAGAGAAAAAAGGCTTACAGTCTAAGTTAGGCGCTATGCGGTACTACGCCGATAGCGGCTACCATGTGTACAACGAAACTAACAACACTGGCCCTGTAGACTTCATAGCTATAAATCCTGATACAAAGGATGTGAAACTTGTCGAGGTTAAAACAATGTCGTTCCGTTCCAAGAACGCTAACTGGAAGCCGGGTACAATGATTAACCGTCAGCTTTCACCTATACAGAAGCAGTTAGGTGTGGAGCTTGTATACTACAATATTAATACAGGACAGGTAAAATGTCGGAAGTAAAAAAGAACAAACATTTTGTCAAACGTAGCAAGAGGCCACAACCGGAATACTCTACTCGGGCATATGATGGTAAAACACTGCGTTGGGAGTGGAAGTATGAAACTGAATTAAACATTTACCCTAAAGATTGGTCTAGACGTTTTCCACATTTAGCTGACCGTGGACGTTGGGTTATAACTGAGGTAAAGTAAGTGCGACAGATACAACTAGAAACGTCTGTGGATGATCTAGATAAACTACATAAAACTGTAAATGGTGACGGGCGTAAAAAAACTGTAATAGTTTCTAAGAATATGTTGTCCAAGATACTAATAGACCATACGAGGTTAGTAGCATATTTAGGACCAGTGGTTAAGGAGCCAGAAGATTAGTCTGTGTGGATTAAAAAAACACTTGACGGGTGTTGGGCAATCATGTTAAGAGCTTGCTTCTTCTTTATTCAATTAAATACCTTAAGTAGTAAAGTAGTATCTTTAACATATACACACAAAAAAAAGAGAGAAATGAGATGAAAGTTATGGTAACTGAAGTTGAGAATGAAGGTCTTGATGCTCTTATAGGGCAGCGTGTTACACTATTCTGTGGTGTCTACATCTACACTGGCCGTTTGGTCGGTGTGAATACCTCTTGTGTTAAGCTGGAAATTGCGGGTATCGTCTATGAGACTGGTCCGTTCAACGAGAAGAAGTGGAAGGACTATCAGCCGCTGCCCAACGATTGGTATGTGGCAATTCAGAGCATCGAGTCGTTCGGTGTGATGAAGTAGAATGAGAACAAAACGAAATAAGATTAGGTCTGGGTCTGGGTCTTGGACTGGGTCTGGGTCTGAATCTTGGTCTGGGTCTATGTCTGGGTCT